AAGGCTGAAGCCAAACGCTATGAGACCTATGACAGAGACCCGGAAGTTCGTAAACGATACGGCAGAGCTTGGAAAAGAATAAGAGATAGCTATGTGGCGGTGCATCCTATATGTGAACTTTGTGAAAAAGAAGGTCGGCTCACACCGACAGAAGAAGTTCATCATATCTTGCCTCTCTCGGAGGGTGGCACACACGCAAGAGATAATCTCATCGCATTGTGTCAGTCCTGCCATGCAAAAATTCACGCTGACCGAGGAGACAGATGGCACAGAAAATGATGACCCGGTGGGGGTATCAAATCTCTACAGCTTTTCATTCGTGCAACGGGCGTGGGCTTTCGTGTAAATTTTCGCAAAAGTTTTCAGGGGAATAGACCCCCGGCGAGAAAAGAGGTGTAATTTTATGGGCAAAAGAGGTCCCAAACCGGGTTCAGGTGGAAGACCAAAGAAAGCAATTACAGACAAAATTGCAGAAGGAAATCCGGGAAAGCGTATGCTGACTGTCATCGATTTTAATGACAACGCCGCTAACCTTGAAGGTGAGGCAATGCCGAAGCCTTCGGAGTTCCTTTCCGCAACCCAACGAGACGGTACAACCTTATGTGCAGCCGAGATTTACAAGAACACTTGGAAATGGCTGTCCGACAGAGGCTGTGCCACTATTGTTTCACCACAGCTTATTGAGCGTTATGCAATGGCGAGTGCAAGATGGATTCAATGTGAAACCATTACAAGTGACCTCGGGTTTTTAGCAAAGCATCCTACCACGGGTGCAGCAATCCAATCTCCCTATGTAGCAATCGGCGATAAGTATATGACGCAGGCAAATAAAATGTGGGCAGAGATATTTCAGATTGTGCGTGAGAACTGCACAAGCGAATACACAGGCGGTGTTAATCCGCAAGATGATGTTATGGAAAGATTGCTTCGAGCAAGGAAAGGAAATTGATATGAGTTACTTAAAAACAGCTGAAAGTGTATGCAAAGGTCACCCGGATAAACTGTGCGACCTTATTGCAGACAGCATTCTTGATGAGTGCTTAAGAAAAGACAAAAATTCCCGTGTTGCCTGTGAGGTTATGGCTACAGGTCATAAAATCATAGTCGCAGGTGAAATCACGTGTGCAAAGCGAGTTGACATTCGCCTCGTGGTTCGTGAGACATTACGCAAGGTCGGATACAATCCGCTCCGCTATCTCATTTATGTATATGTACACAAACAGAGTTCCGACATTGCAGGAGGTGTTTCAAAATCTCTTGAAGTCAGAACTAAAAACGCACAGGACATTTTCTCAACAGTTGGTGCAGGTGACCAAGGCACCGTTTACGGCTATGCTACAAACGAGACTTGGAACAAACTCCCGCTCCCTGTTGTGATTGCAAACAACATTTGCAAAAACCTTGACCTTGCAATGCACGATGGAACGATTGAGGGAATTGGTCCCGATGGCAAAGCACAAGTTACTGTGGAATACGAAGATGGCAAACCCAAGAGAATCACAAATGTTATTGTTTCAGTTCAGCACAAGGCTGATAAAAACCTCAAAGACTTACGCCGTGAAATAGTAACAGAAGTGCTGTACCCTTTATTTGACAGATATAAAATGAATAAGGATGCCGAGGTTCTTGTGAATCCATCCGGCAGATTTGTCAAAGGCGGGCCTTCTGCTGATACTGGTTTAACAGGCAGAAAAATTATGGTTGATACATATGGAGGTCTTGCAGCACATGGTGGCGGAGCTTTCTCCGGCAAAGACCCGACAAAGGTTGACCGCAGCGGTGCATATATGGCAAGAGCTGTAGCAAAAAACATTGTAAGGTCATTTCTTGCCGATGAATGTCAGGTTGGCATTTCGTATGCAATTGGCAAGGCTGAACCTACTGCGGTTCAGATTGATACATTTGGTACAGCAAAGGTTGATGAAGAAATCATCCGCAAAGCCGTGCTTGAAGTTTTTGACCTTCGTCCGGCTGCAATCGTTTCTGCATTAAAACTCCGCTGTCCGACATATTCCGACACAACCGCATACGGACATTTCAACGGCTACCTCGGTTCTTGGGAGGAATATGACAAGACCGAAGAACTTAAAGAGGCGGTGAGAAAGTATGTTGATTGAGAAGAAAAATACAGCAGACCTTCTGCCTGCTGACTATAACCCAAGAAAAGACCTTAAACCCGGTGATTTGGAATATGAAAAACTGAAACGCTCCATTGAGCAGTTCGGTTATGTTGAGCCTGTCATTTGGAACAAGACAACTGGCAGAGTTGTCGGTGGGCATCAAAGACTCAAGGTCTTAATGGATATGGGACACACCGAGGTTGATTGTGTTGTTGTGGAGCTTCCCGAAGATAAAGAAAAAGCTCTCAATGTGGCACTTAATAAAATCAGCGGTGAATGGGACAAGGATAAACTTGCTCTTCTTATTTCCGACCTGCAAGGCACAGACTTTGATGTTTCTCTTACTGGCTTTGACCCGGCAGAGATTGACGACCTTTTCAAAGATACATTAAAGGATGGCATCAAGGAAGATAGTTTTGATGTAGAAGCCGAACTTGAGAAGCCTGCCTTTTCAAAGCTCGGTGATGTATGGACTCTTGGTAAGCACAGACTTATTTGTGGGGACAGCACCAAAGCAGAAACTCTTGAAAAAGTTATGAATGGTGTCAAAGCAAATCTTGTCATCACAGACCCTCCGTATAATGTTAATTACGAAGGTTCTGCCGGGAAGATAAAAAATGACAATATGGAAAATGAAAAGTTTTATCAGTTCCTTCTTGATGCATTTATCGGCACCGAATCGGTAATGGCTGATGATGCATCTATTTATGTATTCCACGCAGACACAGAGGGTCTTAATTTCCGAAAGGCTTTCTCGGATGCAGGCTTCTACCTTTCGGGGACTTGCATTTGGAAAAAGCAGTCTATCGTGCTTGGACGCTCTCCTTACCAATGGCAGCACGAGCCTGTGCTGTTCGGTTGGAAAAAGAAAGGAAAGCATAAATGGTACACTGGAAGAAAAGAATCTACCATTTGGGAATTTGACAAGCCAAAGAAAAATGGTGAGCATCCCACAATGAAACCTATTCCGCTTCTTGCATATCCAATTATGAATTCAAGCCTTACAAATTCTGTAGTGCTTGACCCATTCGGTGGTAGCGGTTCAACCCTTATTGCTTGTGAGCAGTCTGATAGAATCTGCTGCACAGTAGAGCTTGACGAAAAGTTCTGCGATGTAATCGTAAACAGATATATTGAGCTTGTAGGCTCGGCAGATGCTGTATCTGTAGAAAGAGACGGAGTGACATTCTCATACAAGGAGGTCACGGAATTTAATGAAACATAATCTAACCCTCGGCAGCTTGTTTGATGGCTCGGGTGGATTTCCTTTAGGCGGCTTGCTTTCCGGCATTACCCCTGTGTGGGCATCGGAAATCGAGCCGTTTCCTATTAGGGTCACAACAAAGCGTATGCCGTTTATGAAACATTATGGTGATATTTCCGCTATGGACGGAAGTAAAGTCGAGCCTGTGGACATTATCACCTTCGGCTCTCCCTGCACCGATATGTCGGTAGCTGGGAAACGAGCCGGACTTGAAGGACAGCAATCGGTGCTGTTCTATGAAGCAATACGAATTGTAAAAGAAATGAGGAATGCTACAAATGGAAAATATCCACGATACATCGTGTGGGAAAATGTCCCCGGAGCATTCTCTTCCAATAAAGGCGAGGACTTCAAAGCAGTCCTCGAAGCAGTCATCGGTGTCAAAGAACCGAATGCCGAGGTGCCTATGCCTGAAAAAGGAGCGTGGGCTTACGCAGACTGCTATATGGGAGACGGATGGAGCGTTGCATACAGAACTCTTGACGCTCAATTTTGGGGAGTCCCCCAAAGAAGAAAACGAATCTACCTTGTCGCAGATTTTGCAGGTCGGAGTGCCTTCGACATACTTTTTAAGTCCGAAGGCTTGTCAGGGTATTCTGCGGAGAGCTTCCGTGCGTGGCAAAGAACTGCCGGAAGTGTTAAGACTTGCACTTCAGCGACAGGCTTTGACGGATACAACGGAGATTTAACAGGAAATGTTTCTGCAACCATAGGTGTTAACTGTGGGATGAGTTCCGGCAGAAATGGTGTCGTTGTTAATTCTCAAAACGAGAATAATCCTCGGAGCATAGTTGAATCAGCAGGCTTTTGTACAGAACATTCAGCAAAGAGCCGTGGCATTGGTTATGAGGAAGAAACCTCTCCCACGCTTCGTGCCGGGGTTATTCCGGCTGCAGTGGCTCTTGAAAATCATCCGGCTGATTCGCGGGTTAAACTATCCGATGATGGAAAGGTGCAAACCCTCACTTCCCGTATGGGAACAGGCGGTGGTAATGTCCCTATGCTATTTTGCAATTGGGATGGCGAACAAACAGCACCTACTCTTACAGCTCATAATGCCGGAGGCAATCAGCGTATGCCGGACAAGAATCACTTCAACTGTATTCTTCAAGCCTTCGGTATTAGCTCCCACGATAGTAATGCAATGAAATCAAGCAACCCGCACAGCGGTGTTTACGAAGCTGATACTTCTCGTACCCTTGATGAGAATGGCGGAAACCCCGGCTGCAATCAAGGTGGTATTGCTGTTGTTTGTGTTGATCAGGGCGGAGGCAAAAGCTCGTGCAGTGTTACAGAGGAACTTGCACCCACACTTGCCTGTACTCACGGCGGTGAACCTGCTGTATGTATACAAGGCTCTGTGATTGGGCGTGATGATAAAAACGGACCACAAGGAAATGGAATCAATGAAGATGTTTCCTTTACCCTTAATGCCATGGACAGACACGCTGTCTATGCTATGACCACAGGATACTACGCACAGGTAACCGAAGAAAAAGCACCGACCTTGCTTTCACGGGATTATAAGGATGCCGCTGTTGTAACTCAGCCGAGCTACGGCATAGGCAGAGATGCCTTTAATCAAGGACAGAACGCATTATATAAACCTTGTATTGAAGAGGAGCTTGAACCAACTCTTGTCGCAAAAGGTCCGGGTGCGATTGCTCATCCATACGGCTTTGACCCTTCAGCTTCAAGAGATGTGGGTCAATACTTTTTAGAGAATTGCGGAAACACACTTGTTAACGGAAGCTGTCCCGGACATCACAACGGAGTGGTTGAGCCGACATATACTGTCCGCAGACTTACACCGACTGAATGTGCAAGACTACAAGGTTTCCCGGATTGGTGGTGTTTCGGTCTTGAAACACCTGACCCCACAATGGAAGACATCCGATATTGGTATGATGTGTTTGAAACCCACAGAAAAATATGTGGAACTTCATCCAAACCGAAAAGTCTCAAACAAATATCACGATGGTTGCAAAAGCCACATTCCGACTCTGCCGAGTATAAAATGTGGGGCAATGGCGTAGCTTTGCCGTGCGTATTCTTTGTGCTGTCGGGCATTGTGTGGTATACACAAAATGAGCAAATGTAATTCTACATATTTAATGCTGTAAATGACTTGATAAATGTCGTTTTTAGAGTTAATATGTGACTACCAAAAACAAAGGAGGTCATTTACAATGACAATTAGGTACAATACAACAGGAACAAAACGCAAAGAGCTGGTTCAGCTGATTGCAAACTTCACAGGCTGTGAACCGAAATACAAAGGAGCACCGACTTTTGCTTACGAAGTGGACTATTTCACTATCGACAAAAGCGGTGCTCTTTCATTTGACGACAGAGCCGACAGCGAGGTTATTGAGAGACTTCTTGAAATGCTCTATGACAACGGCTTTGAAGCTGAAGGGCTGCCGGAAGCAGACGAACCGACAGAGGTGACCGAGCAAAAGAGCGATGGTGCCGTCTTGATTATAACCATTCCCTTTGAGAATGTTTCGGTTGGCAATCTTACAAAACTCTTGGAAGTCAAAGGCAACCTTATAAAAAAGGCACTTGGGATTGATGACTTGCCATTGGCAATGAACGATGACAGCGTTTCATTCCTTTGGTTTAAGAATGAAGTTCTTTCGCCTGAATACATCAATGCCTACACCGAGTTCATTTCCCTTCTTTGCCAAATGACAACGAAGCAAAAACGCATCACGGCAACAGAAAAGGAATACGACAATGAGAAGTACGCTTTCAGATGTTTCCTTTTAAGGCTCGGTTTTATTGGCGCAGAGCATAAGGCGGCAAGGAAAATACTTCTTCAGAAACTTGAAGGAAGCTCTGCTTTCAAAAATGGTGAGAAAAAAGGAACGGAGGTATCAGACAATGAAGTTTCCGAGTAAAGAAATTGTTGATAGGCTTCGTGAAGAATATCCAATTGGGACTCGTGTTGAACTTGTTCGCATGGATGATTTTCAAGCACCTCCCATTGGAACTAAAGGCACCGTGCGTGGTGTTGATGATGCCGGAAGCATTATGGTTCGATGGGATACAGGTTCAGGCCTGAGCATAGCCTATGGTGAAGACCAATGCAAAAAACTTGCTACAGTAAAAACAATATGTTATGGTGAAGAGCAAGTGTGGGATTGCCGAAGCGATGCTACCACTCACTTTATCAGAGCTATTGCAATGTCGGAGGGTAGCGAAAGAGAAAGATATACCAAAATATATATGGAGCTTATGTCCGGCTTGGATGTCTGCACCGATTTGACAGACCAGCATATATGTAAATATTGCGGTAAGATTGCTGACGGGACAGATGAAGATATTCTTTGCAAGGAGTGCCGAGAACTGTTCGGTCATATGTTCTACTTTGAACTGTAATATACACAATTTTCCCCTTAAATCTTTGTGTAGTTTATGCCGATAAATAACTGGATATTATGTGTTTTTAGAGGTAATATGTTACTACCGAAAGGGATAAAACAAAGATTACGGAGGGCTTGAAAATGAGCGAAAAAACAACACTTTTTGTAGAGGAAATGAAAAAGCAGACCATTGGGGTTGAGGTTGAGATGAACAACATCACAAGGGACAAGGCAGCAAAGATTGCAGCCGACCTTTTTGGAACAAACCGCTACCAAAACACCGAGGCAAGAAACGGATACTGCACTTGGTCAGCTTGGGATTCAGAAGGTCGAGAATGGAAATTTCAAAAGGATGTCAGCATACAAGGAGCAGACAGTCAAAAGTGCGAACTTGTGACCCCCATTCTTACATACAAGGACATTGAACTTTTACAGGAACTTATAAGGAAGCTACGAAAAGCCGGAGCAAAAAGCGATGCTTCAAGAGGATGCGGAGTTCACATTCACATTGGTGCAAAGGGACACACACCACAGACCCTTCGCAACCTTGCAAACATTATGGCAAGTCACGAAAGCCTCCTTACAGATAGCCTGAAACTTGACAGCAGCAGAATTTCAAGATACTGCCGAACAGTTAACCCACGATTCCTTGACACCTTGAACCGCAAGAAACCGAAAACAATGTCAGCACTTGCAGATATTTGGTACGATTGCAATGGTGCAAACTACGGCAGAAGCCATCACTACAACGACAGCCGATACCATATGCTTAACCTACACGCAACCTTCACAAAAGGAACAGTTGAATTCAGGCTTTTCCAATTTGATGAGCCATCCAACGGAAAGCAAAACGGCTTACATGCCGGACAGCTTAAGAGTTACATTCAGCTTTGCCTTGCCCTTTCAAACCTTGCAAAAACAGTACGCTCCGCAAGCTCAAAGCCACAGCAAAACGAGAACCCCAAATACGCAATGAGAACTTGGCTCCTCCGCCTCGGCTTCATTGGAAAGGAATTTGAAACCGCAAGAGACATCCTTACAAGAAACCTTACAGGGGACACGGCATTTAGGCACACCTCAAGAGTTGCTTGAAGGTCATAGGCACAGCCCCACCGACCGCTTCGGCGGTCTTAAGGTGGTAGAAGGACAATTGCCTTCAGGAAGGATGAATGAAAATATGGAAAAACGCTATTATTTAGCCTACGGCAGCAACCTCAACATTGGGCAGATGAAGTACAGATGCCCCGGTTCAAGAATTATAGGTACAGCGGTTCTTGAAGACTATCAGCTTCTTTTCAAAGGAAGCAAGACTGGTTCGTACCTCACCATTGAGAAAAAGAAAGGCTCTTCCGTTCCGCTTGCAGTTTGGGAAGTAACACCCTTTGATGAAAAAAGGCTTGATGCCTACGAGGGATTTCCTAACTTCTATTACAAAAAGGAATTTGAGCTGGATATCAAAGGAATCAAGTCGGGCAAGATAAGACATCGGAAATGCTTTGTATATATAATGCACGAGGAAAGACCTCTCGGCATACCGACAAAAGCATACTATTGGACTTGTCTTGAAGGCTACCACGATTTCAAATTCGATGAAACAATTTTATACCAAGCTCTGCTTGATAGTAAGGAAGGTATCGCAAATGAAAACTAACGCTCACAAACGCAAAGAATGCCCAAGATGCGGTGGCATTTACTTCGGTGCTTCAGCTTTATCACGGCTTGACAACCAAAGCCAAATCTGCCCCGACTGTGGCACACGAGAGGCACTTGAAAGTATCGGTGTTGATACTGCCGAACAGGATAAAATCATCGAGAAAATCCATAGTTGTCAATGCGGTAATTAAGCTGTAATATACACAATTTCACCAACAAATCTTTGTGTAGTATATTATCGCTAAATGACTTGATATAATGTAGATTTAGAGGTAATATGTCACTACCGAAAGGGACAAGAACACATTATTTGGAGGATACAAAAATGAAGAAAATTGAAGCATTTGAAAAGGCAATCGTAAACAAGATTCCCAACCTTCGAGAGGCAGGAATCAACCCCACACTTTTTTGGGCATACAGAACCCTTGAAGAAACCGGGAACGAGAGAATTGATTTTAACGAGTGCATTTGGGAACACGAAATTGAGGACATTGCAAATTGCCTCAAGGAAAACGGAATTTACGAATTTACAATTTCAAGCACCTTCTCAAGCCTCATTGAAACCCTCGCAGAGTTTCAGAAGCACGGCTTTCAAATGGCAGGCTTGACCGAAGTCAAAGCACGATACACCGAGGCTTGTTCAAACGAAAAGAAACGCATCCCGGCAATCAGAATGCTTTGCATATAAGGAGGACAAAACAATGACCGAATTTACAACTGTTGAAAAACTCGCCCTTGACATTTCACCGAGCTACGATGCAATCGTAAGGTACAAAGGTTTTGTGTGCCTTGCAACTTTAAACTACAAAGGCAAATACGAAGCCGAGGTTTACGAGTATGTTGACGAGCCGGATTCTGAATTCGCTGAAATCGAGTGCCGACTTTCCCTTTAACGAGAAAGCAACAGAACAGTTCGGCAACAGCGGTGAAGCCATTAAATGGTGTTTCGACACAATTGACGGAACGGAGGGTTAAATAACGATGTGTGATTTAAGTAAAATAACCCAAAGAACAAGAGACCTGTATTATCTTCTTGACCGCAAGGTAAAAGGTACGGATGATGAATACCGATACGGACTCGGAGTAAACGGACTCAATGAGGTTTGCTTCACCGACTTCCGCACGATGACCGATGTAAAGGGCAACAGGGCGGCACAGGCGGCAATCAAAGAACTGCTTGCAAAATAATAAAACTTCAAACTGAACGGAGCTGAAAGGCTCTGTTCCTCGTTACACGAAAGACCTGCAAGGGTCTTATTTTTATACCTATTTTTACAAAAGGAGGAATTTTATGAAGCAAGGCACAACCCCTACACATACATTTCATCTTCCTTTTGCTTCAAGCAATATAAAGGCTTTGGAAATCACTTATGCACAGCACGATACTATTCTTTTTACTAAAGAAATGAAGGACTGTATCCTCGAAGGTGATATTATCGCAGTTGAACTTTCGCAAGAGGAAACTTTTAGATTTGATTTCACTACTCCGATACAAATGCAGCTTCGTGTTTTAACCATAACAAATCAGGCATATGCAACTGACATCCTTCTCACGAACATTTCAAAAAGCCTTAGTAAGGAGGTCTTGGTATGAGTGAAATAGAAGTTGATTTTTCCGAAAACGAACAAAAAATAGAGACCAACTTCACCGATGGCACACGCTGCCTTAATGGTAAGTCTGCATATGAAATTGCTGTGCTGAATGGCTTTGAAGGAACTGAATCCGAGTGGCTTGAGAGCTTGAAAGGAAAAGACGGAATTGATGGTATAGATGGTATTCAGGGTATTCCGGGACTTGATGGAAAACACGCATATGTATTTACTACGGCAGGTTCAGGGTCATCTTTTACCGCTACTATACCTGACTACACAGAATACACCGCCGGTGATTTATTTGTAATGATACCCCACACAGCAGGAACAAGCTCCTCACCCAAGCTCAACATCAACAACCTCGGAGCTTATTCAATTCAAAGACGAGCCTATAATTCAACAATAAAGTCATTAAGAGCTTCCGGCTGTATTGCTAAAGGCATCCCGGAATTGCTTGTTTTTACAGGCAGTTATTTTGTTGCTTTGTCGCAATTTCAACCTTATGGTGGCTCGGATTTTTACACTACCATTGCCGTTTCAAAAGGTGGAACGGGAAAAACTTCGTGGAGTTCAAACAGATTGGTTTATGCTTCGAGTACATATACTCTTTCACAGATATACCCGCCATCAGCAGAATGTGTTTTAATGCAAAAATCAAGCGGAGCTCCATATTGGACACCAATAAACCAATTGACTCCCGGAATGATGGCTTTCAAAGGAAAGCATATCGACACAACCTCGCTTCCCTCATTACGAAGAGGCGATGTATATAAATTCGTAAACGATGTAACTGTTGAGAGTACAAACGAAATAACTGAAATCACCTACTGCATGGACTCAGATACTTCTTTTTATATGTACCAATGGGGCATAGAAATGTATAGTTCTGCAAGTGATATTTGCTTCACAGAACTTTCAAAAATTCTACCAAGCGAATACATCAACACCTATTGTGAAACACCATTTACTTTTGTTTTAATTCCAAAATCAAACGAAGCGAATGCAACCCCGTATGTCTTTCATTGCAGACAAGGATATAGCTACTATTACGAGTTTGAAGATGGAACTGGATATTACTATTCCTATTTTGATGGTTCTTGGGAAGGAGACATTTATCCCGATGACTACTACATAGCTACAGGGCAATACATCACTTTTCGTGTTCCCACAGGAAATTATCCTGCCGGGACTTATGTGTGTACAGGAGCAGATTGGGAAAGCCTGATATAACAACTCAAGGAGGTGTTCAAAACGAGAAAACTAAAAAAATATACCCCTACGAAGTTTATGGCAAAGGACTCCTCCTATAATAAGGATGCGGCTGATTATGCCGTAAACTTCATTGAATGCCTATGTCATACAAAAGGCACATGGGCAAGAAAGCCTTTTGAACTTATAGACTGGCAAGAGCAGATTATCCGAGACATTTTCGGAACGCTTAAACCTAATGGTTACAGGCAGTTTAATACAGCTTACATAGAAATACCAAAGAAGCAAGGAAAGTCGGAGCTTGCCGCCGCTGTTGCACTTCTTCTCACTTGCGGTGACGGTGAAGAACGCGCCGAGGTTTACGGCTGTGCTGCCGACCGACAGCAAGCATCCATTGTTTTTAATGTTGCAGCGGATATGGTTCGTATGTGTCCGGCTCTTTCAAAGAGAGTAAAAATCCTTGATTCACAGAAAAGGCTTATATTTCTTCCGACAGGAAGCATCTATCAAGTGCTGTCTGCCGACGTTGGAAACAAGCACGGATTCAACACCCACGGAGTTGTATTCGATGAGCTTCACACCCAACCGAACAGAAAACTTTTTGATGTTATGACAAAGGGTTCAGGTGATGCTCGAATGCAACCGCTATATTTCCTGATCACCACAGCGGGAAACGATACGAAATCTATATGCTATGAAATACACCAAAAGGCAAAGGACATCATTGAGGGCAGAAAGATTGACCACACATTCTATCCCGTCATTTACGGAGCTGATGAAGCAGACGATTGGACAGACCCAAAGGTGTGGAAAAAAGCAAACCCTTCTCTTGGCATTACAGTTGCAATTGATAAGGTAAAAGATGCCTGCGAATCCGCAAAGCAGAACCCCGGCGAAGAAAACTCGTTCAGACAGCTTCGTCTCAATCAATGGGTCAAGCAAGCGGTGCGTTGGATGCCGATGGACAAATGGGATAAGTGTGCTTTTGCAGTAAATGAGGATGACCTCGAAGGCAGAGTTTGCTATGGCGGACTTGACCTTTCATCCACAACTGACATCACGGCATTTGTGCTTGTGTTTCCTCCCATCGATGAGGATGACAAGTTTGTGGTTTTACCATACTTTTGGATTCCAGAGGACAACCTTGACCTTCGTGTTCGGCGAGACCACGTTCCATACGATGTATGGGAACGGCAAGGATACCTTCAAACCACCGAAGGTAATGTTGTTCATTACGGATACATAGAACAGTTTATAGAACGGCTCGGTGAAAGATTTAATATCCGTGAGATTGCCTTTGACCGTTGGGGTGCAGTACAGATGGTTCAGAACCTTGAGGGAATGGGATTCACAGTAGTTCCTTTCGGACAAGGTTTCAAAGATATGTCACCGCCTACAAAAGAGCTGATGAAGCTCGTGCTTGAAGAAAGAATCGCACACGGAGGACATCCCGTTCTTCACTGGATGATGGACAATATTTTTATACGAACAGACCCGGCAGGCAACATTAAGCCGGACAAAGAAAAATCAACAGAAAAAATCGATGGTGCTGTTGCAACCATAATGGCTCTTGATAGAGCAATCCGCTGCGGAAATGATAGAACCGAAAGTGTCTATGATGAACGCGGCATTTTGTTTATATAGGAGGGATGAAATGGAAAAACAAGTAAAACATATAGTTTCCCTCTCCGGCGGCAAAGACTCAACTGCAATGCTTCTTCGTATGCTTGAAGAAGGAATGCCAGTTGACATTATTCTTTTCTGCGATACCGGGTTAGAGTTTGATGGAATGTATCGACATATTGATAAGTTGGAAAAGTATATCGGTATCCCCATTACCAGACTTAAATCACCACAGCCATTTGAATACCTTTTCTTTGAGCATATGCCCAAGCGGAAGAACCCTGAACTCATAGGTCGCAAAGGTTACAGTTGGGGTGGTCCCCGAAACAGATGGTGTACGGCAATGTTAAAGACAAGAATTATAGACCGCTATCTTCGTGAACTGTCGAAAGAATATACCCTTAAACAGTACATCGGAATTGCAGCAGATGAAGCACATCGTGTTCGTGATTTCAATTATCCGCTTGTTGATTGGGGGATGACCGAAGCCGACTGCCTTGCTTATTGCAAAGAACGTGGTTTTGATTGGGATGGGTTATACGACATTTTTCATCGTGTTTCTTGTTGGTGCTGTCCGTTACAGTCATACGATGAGCTTCGTAAGCTCCGCAGACATTTCCCGGAGCTTTGGGAAAGATTAAGATATATGGACAAAAACACATGGAGGAATTTTCTGAAAAATTACTCCGTGGAACAGCTCGAAGCAAGGTTTGCTTTCGAGGATGAATTAACAGAGCAAGGCTTGCCGATTAAAGGTAAAGCCTTTTTTAATGCTTTGAAAGAACGCTTGAAAGGAGTTGAATGATATGGGAATTTTACAAGGTCTGTTTCGCTCAAGGGATAAGCCTCAAAACAGAACTGTTGGTAGTGCTTATACTTTCTTTATGGGTGGCTCGACATCGGGTAAACCTGTAAACGAAAGGTCTGCAATGCAGATGACAGCGGTGTATTCTTGCGTGAGAATACTTGCAGAAGCAATCGCAGGTCTGCCACTCCACGTTTACAAATACAACGAAACGGGTGGAAAGGAAAAAGCTGTTGACCATCCGCTTTATCTTCTGCTCCACGATGAGCCGAACCCGGAAATGAGTTCTTTTGTATTTAGGGAAACTCTTATGACACACCTTCTGCTTTGGGGCAATGCATATGCACAAATTATCCGAAACGGCAAAGGTGAGGTCATCGCCTTATATCCTTTGATGCCTAACAAGATGACTGTGGACAGAGACGAAAACGGACAGCTTTATTATACCTACCTTCGTTCTACCGAAGAAGCCCATACAATGGAAGGCTCATCGGTAATTCTTAAACCTTGTGATGTGCTTCACATCCCCGGACTTGGCTTTGATGGACTTGTTGGTTATTCACCTATTGCAATGGCAAAGAATGCAATAGGTATGGCAATAGCCTGTGAAGAGTTCGGTGCCAAGTTCTTTGCTAATGGTGCAGCACCAAGTGGTGTGCTTGAACACCCCGGTACAATCAAAGACCCGTCAAGGGTTCGAGAGGCTTGGCAGAGTCAATTTGGTGGCTCATCCAACTCCGGCAAGGTTGCTGTTTTAGAGGAAGGAATGAAATATACACCAATTTCTATCTCTCCCGAGCAAGCACAATTCCTCGAAACAAGGAAATTCCAAATCAATGAAATTGCTCGAATTTTCAGAGTGCCTCCCCATATGGTTGGCGACCTTGAGAAGTCGAGCTTTTCTAATATAGAGCAACAATCCCTTGAGTTTGTGAAATATACACTTGACCCGTGGATTATCCGTTGGGAGCAATCTATGGCAAGAGTACTTTTCTCAACCGATGAGAAAAAAGAATATTTCATAAGTTTCAATCTTGAAGGTCTGCTGCGTGGTGATTACCAAAGCAGAATGAGTGGTTACTCCATTGCAAGACAGAATGGTTGGATGAGTGCAAACGATATCCGTGAGCTTGAAAATCTTGACCGCATCCCTGCCGAGCAAGGCGGCGACCTTTATTTAATCAACGGCAGTATGCTTCCGCTTGGAAATGCGGGAGCTTTTGCAAATTTGAATTCAGAAAAGGAGGAAAACAACCAAGATGAAGAAGTTCTGGAACTGGACGAACAGCACGGAGACACAGACGAGGACACTTCACCTCAACGGAACAATCGCCGAGGAAAGCTGGTTCGATGACGATGTCACACCACAGCTTTTTAAGGATGAGTTGTATTCCGGGGATGGTGATGTTACTGTTTGGATTAACTCTCCGGGCGGTGACTGTGTTGCTGCAGCACAGATTTACAATATGCTAAAAGATTATAACGGAAATATCACCGTAAAAATTGATGGCATTGCAGCATCGGCAGCATCAGTTATTGCAATGGCAGGCACAACAGTTTTGATGTCTCCCGTTTCGATGCTTATGATTCACAACCCTGCAACTCTCGCTTTCGGTGATGCCGGGGATATGAAAAAAGCAATCGAAATGCTTAATGAGGTCAAAGAATCCATTATTAATGCTTATGAACTCAAGACAGGAATGTCAAGAGCAAAAATATCGCACCTTATGGATTCCGAAACTTGGATGAATGCATATAAGGCAGTTGAGCTTGGCTTTGCTGATGACATCCTCTTTCGTAATGCTGACGAGGATACAGATGACGATGACGAAGAAAAGCTCGAAATCGGAAAAGAAACCGAGGAAGAGCCGGAACCTCCCACTCCTGAAAAAGAGGATGACGAGGAAGATGAGGAAAAGAAAACACCACCGACTCCACCGACAAAGCAGAAGGCGGATGCGATGATGTTTTCTCGCAAAACTGCTGATAATGCCTTGATGACAAAAATCTCAAAGCATTATAAAGAGACCCCGGCAACACCTACAAACAAAGGTCGTTCCGTAAACGAACTTATGGAACGATTAAATCTTATGAAAAGATAATTTTAAGGAGGATTTATACTATGAACATTATTGAAATGCGTAACAAAAGAGCAAAGGCATTTGAAGCGGCAAAAGCATTCTTGGAGGCACACGCTACTGACGGAATCCTTTCTGCTGAAGATAGTGCTACATACGATGACATGGAAAAGAGCATCAAAAAGTACGATGAAGCAATCGGCAGAATGGAAAGGCTCGAAGCAATGGATGCCCAGCTTTCAAAGCCTGTGTCTGCGCCTATTACCGAAAAGCCTGTAAAAGCTACCGAAGATGTCAAGACGGGTCGTTCTTCCGACGCATACAAAAATGCGTTCTGGAATCAGGCTCGTGCAAAAGGTGGTGTTTCTTATGAAGTAAGAAATGCTTTGCAGGAAGGCGTAGATACAGAAGGCGGATACCTTGTGCCGGATGAATTTGAAAAGACACTTGTTACATCTCTTCGCCAGAAGAATGTAATCCGTGACCATGCACATGTATTTACCACTAACAGCGGTTCACACAAAATTCCGATTGTAACAACAAGAGGTACAGCTTCTTGGGTTGATGAGGAAGGTGCAATTCCCGAAGGTGACGATGTATTCGGTCAGCAGCAGATTGGTGCCCATAAGGTAGGCACTTTGATTAAGGTTTCTGAAGAACTCCTTAACGATTCTGCATTTGACCTTGAGAGCTATTTTGCAACCGAGTTCACAAGACGAATCGGCGACAAGGAAGAAGAAGCATTCCTCGTGGGCGATGGTCAGGGCAAACCTCTCGGCATTCTTGCTGCAACAGGTGGTGCTGAAGTCGGTGTAACCGCTGCTTCTTCTACTGCTATTACAGCAGACGAGATTATCAATCTGTTTTACAGCCTTGAAGCTCCGTATCGTAAAAATGCGATTTGGATTTTGAACGATTCAACTATTGCCGCAGTGAGAAAGCTCAAGGATACAACTGGACAGTATTTGTGGCAGCCTGCTCTCCACGAAGGCGGACACGAGACCTTGCTCGGCAAGAAAATCTACACCTCTCCCTTCGTTCCTGAACTTGCAGCCGGAGCAAAAACTGTGGCATTCGGTGATTTCAGTTTCTATTGGATTGGTGATAGACAGGGTGTAACCTTCCGCAGACTCAATGAGCGTTATGCTGATACAGGTCAGGTTGGTTTCCTTGCAACAAAGAGACTTGATGGCAAGTTGGTACTTCCCGAAGCAATCAAGGTTCTTCAGATGAAAGGTACAACTTCTGCCTAATTAACGAAAGCGAGGGTTGATAATGAATAATCTGCTTACACGGCTGAAAGCCAATTTAATTATTGAACACACCGATGACGATGCTTTTTTGAAAAAGTTGTTGTCCGTGGCTGTGGCATACGCAGAGAGTTATCAGCACCTTCCAATGGGTACATATCAATCCTCAAATATGTCGGAAACCACCTATCAAGCCGTTATTATGCTTGCTTCTCATTTATATGAAAGCCGTGATGGTTCGACGGGTGGTTTCTTTGCAGACAATGTTCAAGCGAGTCAGCAGGTTTGGAATGTTGTAAATAGCCTGCTCCGCTTGGACAGAGATTGGAAGGTGTAAGCTATGAGCTTTGGCAAAATGAACACTTACATTAATTTCTTTTATAAAGCTCAAGCAAAAGATGACGAGGGTTTCAAACAGGAAACCGAGGTGTGGCTCAAAAGCATACGTGCATATCGTGAGGGTCGGCATGGAACTGAAAAATGGGCAAATCGTGCTGCCTTCACGGATGCAACAGACCTTTTCCGCATACGAAATGTTCCCGATTTTACACCTACTACCGATATGCTTATTGAGTATAAAGGAGAGATGTTTGAGATTACTTCGGTCGAGGATGTGAAAGGTCGAGGTATGTATATAGAAATTCTCGCAAGGCAGGTGAAACCGAGTGGCTAAATGTACTGTTAAACTGCCGGAGGAACTTCTCTCAAAACTCTCACGCCTCGGCACTCAAAGTGATGCGATTGCCGAACGTGTTTTGAAAGCCGGGAGTGATGTAGTTCTTGCAAAGGTGAAAAGCAATCTTTCTACCGTTATCGGAAGCGGAGTGAAATTCGATAAGCGTTCCACCGGAGAACTTGAGCGTTCTCTCGGTGTTACCCCGGTAAAGGTTGACAAGGAAGGCAATCACAATGTAAAGATAGGCTTTTCAGAACCCCGTTCCGATGGCGAGAGTAATGCTAAAATTGCAACCATTATTGAATATGGTAAATCGGGACAGCCTCCGAAACCTTTTTTGAAGCCTGCAAAGTCATCTTCCAAAGATGCCTGTGTGAGTGCTATGAAACGCAAACTTGAAGAAGAGGTGGGAAATTTATGAGCTTACTTTCGGAAATAACATCCATTGCAAGGAAACTAAATATATCAGCAGAAACGGGTGTGTTTTCCGGGACATCACCTGATCAGTATCTTGTAATTACACCCGTTTCCGATAATTTGACTCTTATGGCAGATAACGAACCTAATGCTGAAGTGCAAGAGGTTCGCCTTTCCATTTTTTGCAAAGGCAATTATAACTCAATTAAAAATAGTTTGACCCGTGAAATCCTCAATGCTGATATAACTATTACAGACCGCAGATATATCGGACACGAGGATGACACGGGGTTTCACAATTACGCCATTGACGTGGCAAAATTATACGAATTGGAGGTATAGATTTATGGCAACAATCGGTCTTGACCAGCTTTATTATGCAACAATTACAGAAGATACTGAAGGCAATGAAACCTATGGTAAGCCTGTAAGACTTGCAAAGGCTATGACAGCAGAGCTTTCTGTTGAACTTGCTGAAGCAACACTTTATGCGGATGATGGTGCTGCGGAGGTTGTAAAGGAATTTCAGTCCGGCACACTCTCACTTGGTGTGGATGACATTGGTTCAACTGTTGCAAGTGAACTGACAGGAGCAACAATTGACGAAAATATGGTGTTGATTTCAACGGCTGAAGATGGCGGTTCGCCTGTTGCTGTAGGTTTCCGTGCTAAAAAGGCAAACGGAAAATACAGATATTTTTGGCTTTATAAAGTCAAGTTCGGTATTCCCGCAACAAGCCTTACTACAAAAGGTGAAAGCGTTGAATTTTCAACGCCTACAATTGAGGGTACTGTTATGAGAAGAAACAAAGTTGATGATTCCGGCAAGCATCCGTGGAAAGCTGAAGTAACCGAAGGTGATAATTCTCTTGCAACTGCAACAATAGAGAATTGGTTTTCTACTGTTTACGAACCATCTTATTCATAAGGAGGAACTGAAAAATGAATGATAACGAAAGAACTGCAACAATTAAAATCGGTGATGAGGAATACAACCTCATTCTGACCACAAAGGCTACAAAGGAAATCGCAGGACGATATGGTGGTTTGGAAAAGCTCGGCGATAAGCTGATGAAATCCGAGAACTTTGAAATGGCTCTCGGTGAAATAGTGTGGCTTATTACTCTTCTTGCCAACCAGAGTATCCTTATTCATAATCTTAAGCACAAGGACGCACCGAGAGAGCTTCTCACGGAAGATGTGGTTGAACTTCTGACAAATCCCCTTGATTTGGGTGAATACAAAGAAGCAATCACCGAAGCTATGTATAAAGGTACAAAGCGTAATGTAGAAAGCGAAGCCGACACAAAAAACGCACAAGTCGAGTAAGTGACGAAGAGTTATTTACTCGGCTTTTATATTACGGATTGGCACATCTTCATCTTTCCTATGATGAGGTGTGCCTTATGCCTTTTGGTCTGCTTCTTGACCTTTGGGAATGTCACAAACAATATAACGGCATAGCAAAGCCGAAGCAAGAAACATTCATTGATGACATTATTCCTTATGGAATATAATAAAACCCCACCTGACTTGTAGTTCAGATGGGGTTTGCATCAAAGATTATGTTTTTCTGCCCGGTGCTGTGCTATATCGTAAACTTCATCATCGGCTCTTGCTCCTATAACAACAACGAGCATTTGACCATCGATTTTTACGAGTTTATACACGACACGGATACCTGCACTTTTGAGCTTAATTTTCAAAAATCCTGAAAGATTATTCCCTTGCTTGTTTCCAAGTGGTTTTCCATAACCGCCTTCGGATGCAGGCAGCGGATTTTCAAGAACCTTGTTGATTGCTTTTGTAACCATTATCTTTTGGTTTCCTGCAAGTTCAGCAAGGTCTTTTGCTGCTTCGGGTAGATAGCCGAGTTTCCATTTCATTCAATTTCCACCTCGCCGATTGCATCCAAGTCTTCCTGTGTAATGCCAAGTTCCTTATACAGGTCTTCGGCAGCGATTACAGTAGAAGGGTCAAAGTGTGCCATACGCTCTGTTGCAACAGCAAGCAGGCGTGCGTCATTCACTTCATCCATAATGCGGATATATTCATCGGGAGCTAAAAGAACACATTCCGCTGCGTTGTTTTTCATAACAACTTTAGCGCCAGTCTGCTTTACTTCCTCGAATATTTTTCCGGCAAGACCTCTGTTAAACAAGGAAATGGAAATTGTATCTTTGATTGCACTTGCGATATTAGCCATATTGCTCACCTCCGTGATTATAGTATAACACAACAATAATAATTTGTCAATAGTTTTACTGATAAATACGCTGACAAACATATTGACATTCTTATCAGTAATATTATATGCGTTTTCAAATGAAAATTGCAAGTAATTTTTGTAAATTTGAAAGGAGGCGGTTAACATGGCAGATGATTTTGGTTTCAAGATAGGTCTTGAAGGTGAAAAAGAATTCAAAAAAGCCTTATCTGATATTAATCAGTCTTTTAAGGTTCTCGGCTCGGAAATGAAGCTTGTGGAATCGCAGTTCACAAAGAACGATAATTCTGTAGAAGCATTAACGGCTCGAAACAAGGTTCTCGGTTCTGAAATTGATGCACAGAAAAGCAAAATCGAAACCTTAAGAGCTGCCCTTGAAAATGCTTCCTCTTCTTTCGGTGAAACTGACAGACGAACACAAAATTGGCAGATACAGTTAAATAATGCTCAAGCAGCCTTAAATGGTATGGAGCGTGAACTTGATGCCAACAACAAAGCATTGGAACAAGCACAGCAAGAGCTGGATGATGCTGAAAACTCTGCTGATGAATTTGGCAATGAAGTCGAGGATGCCGGAAATCAAAGCGACGATGCGAAAGGTAAATTTGAGGGGTTGGGTACAGTATGTAAAGCGGCGGGAGCTATGATTGCAACTGCATTTACTGCTGTATCTGCTGCAGCAATCGCTGCCGGAAAGGCACTCGTTGATATGTCTGTCAATGGTGCTGCTTATGCCGATGAAGTATTGACAACTTCAACTCAAACAGGCATTGCAACCGATAAGCTCCAAGAATATATGTATGCCGCAGAACTTGTGGATGTTTCAACAGGAACTCTCACCAAATCTATGGCAAAACAGATAAAGAGTATGAAGGCTGTTCAAGACGGAACTAAACTCTCGGTTGAAGCCTATGATGCTCTTGGTGTTTCGGTACTTGATTCAAATGGCAAGATGCGTGATTCGGACACCGTGTATTGGGAGGTTATTGACGCTCTTGGCAAAATGGAAAATGAAACCGAGCGTGATGCCCTTGCAATGCAAATCCTCGGTAAATCAGCACAGGAATTAAACCCACTTATTGAAGCAGGAGCTGACAAAATGACCGAGCTTGGCGAGCAAGCAAGAGCAGCCGGGTATGTTGTCAGCGAAGATATGCTTAATGCTTATGGTGCCCTTGATGACCAGCTCCAATACTTAAATGTCGGTGCAACAGCCGCCAAGAATGCTCTCGGAACAGTTCTTCTTCCTGTGCTTACTGATTTGGCAGGAGAAGGTGTTGACTTGCTTGGTGAGTTTACAAACGGCATCCTCGCCGCCAATGGTGATATTGGGCAGATGTCAAATGTCATCGGTGAAATTCTTCCAAAAGCACTATCTTCGGTTATGGAGTACGTGCCGGAGCTATTAGAAATCATCGGTTCGATTGTCGGTTCGCTCGGTCAAGCAATAGTCGATAACCTTCCGCAGATAGTAAGCTCTGCTACGCAGATTATATTTGCTATTTTAAGTGGTCTTATAGAGGCTTTGCCTCAAATAACGGAAGGTGCTCTGCAATTAGTTCTTGCTCTTGTGAACGGACTTATTCAAAATCTACCAATGATACTTGAAGCCGCAGTTCAGATGATTGCAACTCTTGTAACGGGAATTGCAAATGCTCTACCGACTCTTATCCCGGCAGCAATTCAAGCCATTGTTACTGTAGTGCAGGGGTTGGTAAACAATCTGCCGATGATTTTGGATGCAGCTCTACAACTCATCACGGGACTCGCACAAGGTATTCTTAACGCACTCCCGGTTCTTATTGCTGCACTTCCTGAAATCATAAACGGCATCGTTACCTTCTTGGTAAATGCTATACCGCAGATTATCCAGACAGGAATTCAGCTTTTAACATCACTTGTTCAGGCATTGCCGGAGATAATCACAGCGATTGTTCAGGCTATACCGCAGATTATTGAGAATATCATCACAGCCGTAATGGAGGCTATACCCCTTATTGTTCAGGCGGGTATAGACTTGCTTGTTTCTTTAATTCAAGCATTGCCACAGATTATAACAACAATTGTTGGAGCTATTCCGCAGATTGTCGGTGGTCTTGTAAGTGCTATCGTTGGGAACATTGATAAGATAATTATGGCAGGGGTTCAACTTCTCGTCGCTTTGGTTCAGAATACACCGACTATTATTGTAGAAGTTGTAAAAGCAATACCCCAAATTATAAAAGGTCTTATTGATGCAATAATCAGTTTCGTACCGCAGATTGCCAATGCCGGACTTAACCTTATCAAAGGATTATGGAATGGTATTTCAGATGCTGGCGAATGGTTATGGAACAAGATATCAGGTTTCTTTGGTGGTGTAATGGATAAAATTAAGAACTTCTTCGGTATCCATTCACCTTCAACTGTATTTGCAAGTCTCGGTGGCTATATGGCGGAAGGTCTTGGACAAGGGTTCGGCAACGAAATGGATGGTGTCGGAGATGATATGACTGAAGCTACAGCAGAGGCAGCAGACCTTACAGGCAAAAGTGCTGTTGAAGCTATCAAGAACGGCATCCTTAACAATATGGAGATGCTTGATGAACCTATTTCAGAACTTGTTCTTCGCTTCGGTGAGCTTATGACAGAACTGTTTCCTGAAATAGCATCTCTTGGTGAAACAACAGACAATGCAATCGCAGAAGGGATTGCGGAAAACAGCGAAAGCACAATTTTAGAGCAAATGCGTTTATTGGTGGAAAAAATAAAGGCGCTTTACTTATCCTTCCGTTCTCAGTTTATTGTAATCGGTCAGCAGATTATGGAAGGTATCGGAGAAGGTATTACATCACGTAGCTCGTGGCTTAACCGCTTGATGCAAAGTTATATTCGAGAAATGAAACGCCGAGTTGAATCAATGCTTGGCATTCACTCTCCGTCTCGTGTCTTTGCAAAAATCGGTGGCTATATGGCTGAAGGTATGGGTGTCGGTTTTGAAAAGGAAATGAACACCGTCCGCAAGCAAATGGAAAATGCAATTCCCACAACACTTTCGAGTGTAGGTGGTCTTTCCACAGCCGACCTTGTAAACGGACTTGTCGGTGGTCTTTCACCCGTGCTTGCAGGAGCAAACGGCAAACCAATCGAACTCAAAGTTAACCTTGACGGAAAAACAGTCGCAAAGACTGTGTTTGACCCGTTAAAGGATGTATCAAAGCAAAGGGGTGTTTCACTTGGATAAAATCAAAATATATAATTACGAAAAGACAAAATCCATCACGATGCCTCGAATTAAAGACATTACTGTCGGTGCTGAAGAGGAATCAAAAAAGACAACGATGGCTTCCGCAAAAATCGTAAAAGATGTAATCGGTTTTCGTCCCACGGTCTCTGCATCGTGGGACTATGTTCCGGCTTCTACTATTACAGAGCTTATATCCCTCATCCGTCAAGGGACATTTCTTTGGGTGGAATATCCATCACCAACAGGAGATACCGCCGGGTATTTTGACATTGAATACCCAAGCTGTAATGTTTTTTGCTATAAAAACGGAGTTGCAGTTTGGCACAATGTCTCTCTTGATATGACCGCACAGGAGGTGGTTTAATGCTCGAAACGGCAAAAGGATATAATCCATACACAGACACGAGAAAATGCGGAATTATAGTAACCTTTGAAATGGTCGATGTTGATGCCGCAGAGACAACCATTCCTTCGGCTACGGATGAGTGTGAAATGTCAAAACTCCATCAAACCCACAACAGTCTTGAAGGTATGGCAAAAAAATATGCAATGCTTGAACGGGACTTTTGGAAACTTGACGGAACATATATTCTTCCGCAAAAAGACCTTGTACCCTATGAGCAAACGGGTTGGTGGAGCGAAAAAATATCAAATGAAAATGGCGTGTTTGAGGAGCATCCTATCCTGATTTTTGAGTGGGATTCACCTCAATCAAGTGTTGGTTTCACTTTGTTTTTTGATGATGTTGCAAATCAATACCCGACCTCATTCCGAGTGACCGCTTACGATGAAAACGGACTCATTATAAAAAGGGCGATTGTTGAAAATAACTCCGTGAAATGCGAGGTTAATGTTCCCATTGAAAACTATCGAAGGGTTGAATTTGAGATGCTTCAAACAAGCGAACCTAACCGTCGTGTAAGGCTTACAGAGGTTATCTTCGGAGTTATTCAAAGGTTTAATACAAGCAATGTGGTCTCGGCTTCCGTTGATTATGAGTTCTCACCAATAAGTGAGAGCCTTCCGACTTCCGAGTTCACCCTCACAATCGACAATGCGGATGCTTCTTGGAATATGGCAAACCCCAAAGGTGTATATGCATATCTTCAGCAAACGCAGCCGCTTGATGTATATTTCCAAATCAATGGCGAAAGCGTGTTTATGGGCAGATATTTCTTTGCAAAAGCAAGTGCCGAGGACGATTCAATGACTGCAAAAATCACAGCCTACGATAAGGTTTATTGGCTCGACTCCATAAAATATCGAGGCGGTGAGGATGGAACTTGGACTTTTGAACAGGCAATCTCGACTATAATCTCAAGCAGCGGTCTTGGTCTTACATACACGATGAGTGATGAACTTGCAGGACGAGAAGTTATGCGTAGCCTTCCAAAAGAATGTTCTTGCCGTGAAGCAATCTGCCACCTTGCAATTGCAGCACGCTGTTCGGTGCTTCTCGACAGAAATGCAAACCTTGTATTCTTTGACCCACTCATCGAAGCAAGAGCTGTTGATTCACTTGACTACGATGTAATGGCTACTATGCCGAAGATTACTGTCGGTGAAAAAATAAATGCAGTCGAGCTTACTGTCAAGAATGAGTACACAGAGAAAGAAACCGTATGGTCAGCAACTGACAGTTCAATCGATGAAATTCCGCAAGTTTCAGAACACTCAAATCCTGTAAGTGCAGATGGAACATCAACAGCAGAGTGGCTTCTTGAAATGCTAAAGCGTAGAATTTCTTATGCAGTTTCCGAGCGTGGCAATCCTGCCCGTGAAATTGGTGATTCAGTTATCATTTACGATGCCTATGGTGGTGCAAGAAAAGCTGTTGTAACAAAGCAAAGTTTCAACTTTGATGGAGGTCTTTCTTGCGACACGGAGGTGAACGCAAATGGATAGTTTGATTTACAACCGAGAAACCCCAGTGCCTTTGAACTTTGAAGACCTTAACCGCATTGAGAGTTGGACGCAGATGCTTGCGGATTATTTAAACACATATGATTATGCAGTTGTGGTTTTCACAAGAGAATGGTTGCAGTCGGACATCCCGTGGCAGGATGAAATTGACCGAATCAGAAAGAACATTGAAAAGCTGTACAAGGCTTATCACTATCTCCCAGAATGGAAAGAAATCACCTATACAAACAGCTTTGATTACTACCAAATAAATGTACTTGAGTGGGACTTGCAAACAATATACACTTGGCTTAACCGCATGGT